ATTTAAGAACAGACGCCACAGGTAGACATAACCAGTTAGGATTGATTTCAGACCCATCAGAAGTAGACGGAAAATTTGGAAAAGCCGTAGATTTTGACGGTGATGACGCTTATGCAATAGGTTGGTCTAGTTTTACTGCTTACTATAAGTTTGAGGGTAATTCAGACGCTACGTTTGGAGGAGTAGACGCAACAGACACAAATATAACCTATGGAAACGACTATGGTTTATATGGGCAAGGGGCTTTGTTTAATGGTTCTTCTTCTTTCATAGAGATGGATAGTATGGCTATGAATGTTACTACCAATGACTTCACTGTGTCGTGGAGTATGAAAACTGATGTAGATGACAGTAGTTATAGAAATATAATTATGAATGGTGGTGCGGGCGGTAATGGTTGGCGAATTACTTACAGATATGGTGTATTGAGAATGCACCCTGATGATGGTACAAATTATAATCTTCCTTTAACAGGTTGTCCCGACCTCAGTGATGATGAATGGCATTCAATCGTTCTTCGTGTAGATAGAGATGTTGGAATATATCTTTATGTAGATGGAGAATATAAAGGACTTACAACAGGAATGACTTCTTGTTCTGGAAGTTTAACTACTGCAGTAAAAACGAAAATAGGAGGTGATGGTTGGTGGTTTGATGGATGTTTAGATAATATAGCATTCTATGGTGGTTTAGTTTCAGTAGCTAGTGCTTATCTGTTAATGAAAACAGAATTCTTTGACGATATGCGACCTACAGGGAATTTCACTGCAAGTGCTTGGGTAAAAGGTACAGACAATGCTACAAGTTACTTCTTTAGTGCTTATTCAAATAACCCAACAATGGCGGGTTGGATTCTTGGACAAAGGGCAAACGGAATAATAGATTTCTGGGTATGTAACCCGGCAGGTGGAGAGGTATTTGAAACCGATTATATATGGATAAGAAGTACAACAGCAGTAAATGATGGAGATTGGCACTTGGTTACAGGTGTTTATGATGGAACTCATATCAGACTTTATATTGACGGAGAAGAAGAAAAATCGGAAGCATGGACAGTAGACCCAGGTTACGAAGATATTACAGGTAGAAGAATTGGGTGTCTTAATGGTGCGGGTACAAACGCGGCATTTTACGATGGAGTTTTAGATGAGGTAGCTTTATGGCATAGGGCATTAAGTCCAGAGGAAGTTTTAAGTCTATATACTCATACTACAAGCGATAGATTGCTTTATGCTGTTGGTGGAGGAATAGTTTATTCTGATAAATTACTTTATACACAAGGTAAACTCGCTAGTAGTAGTGACAGATTGATTTACACGGAAGGTAAAGTAGACGCAAGTAGTGATAGAGGGATATACACAATAGCGAGGGACAAAATATCCACCCTAAAGGATAACTTCAATGACGATTCTATAGATGGGGATTTATGGGACACTTTTGGAACTGTTGCGGAAACTAATAATCAAATAGAGGTTACTGCGGAAATTGGGGCTGATACCTGGAGTGATTTATATACAGATTTAATTTACGACTTAAAAGATTCGTCTGTCTCTTTAGAAGTTGTAGACGCTGGTAATCAGGAATTAGTTTCGTATTCTGCGTATCCACTTCAAGTAATATCTACATCGGGATTAGCTTCGGGTGTCCTTATTACTGGAGGGACTTTGGTATGGTATGCATACGAAGGAGTAGATGAGATTTTTGTGGATAGTACAACATATAATGCCACAAACCATAGATGGATTCGTTTTAGAGAAGCAGGGGGAACTTATTATGTAGACGCTTCTGCCGATGGATTGAGTTGGAACAATTTGGATAGTGGAGTTATATCCATACCTTTAGGGAACTGTGCTGTCTATATTACTGCGGGAACTGAAAGCGAAGAATTGTCTACGACAGATATGATTGTAGATAATGTGAATTGCTTTAAGACTTCATCAGATAGGCTTATTTATTCACAAGGTAAGTTAGATACGGAAAGTGAGAGATTAATCTATACAGAAGGAAAGGTAATTACAAGTAGTGATAAACTACTCTACACAGAGGGGGCTATAGATTCTAATAGCAGTAGACTGATATATACAGAAGGAAAGATTGATTTATATAGCGATAAATTGATTTGGGTTCACGGAAAGACTACAGAAGGTTACGGTATAAGTATATGGGTTCAAGGTAAACTTACAGAAACTTCGGCAAGACTGTTATATGTTTCTGGTGGAGGGGTAGTTTTCTCGGATAGACTTATTTATTCACAAGGTGAGATAACTGCTTATAGTGATAGATTGCTATACACAGAAGGAAAAATAGATTTATATAGCGACAGATTATTATACGTTGTAGGTGGAGGTATCGTTTATTCCGACAGGTTATTATACTCACAGGGTAAGATGGTTTCTTATAGTGATAAGGGTGTCTACACATGGGGTAAAACAAGTTCTTTTAGTGATAAGGGTATCTATGTATCTGGAGGTGGGGTTATTTATTCAGATAGGTTGATTTATACTATTGGAAGGATATTAAGTAACAGTGATAGATTACTTTATACTTGGGGAGTAATTACGACTTTCTCGGAAAGAGGGATTTATGTAGAAGGTAAGTCGGCAAGTGAGGAAGCAAATAGCAATAGACTGATTTATACACAGGGTAAACTTCTAACGAATTCAGATAGATTAGTATATACGATAGGTAAAATACTTGGATATTCAGATAGAGAGATTTGGGGACAAGGTAAGTTAGGTGTTAATTCAGATAGATTACTATATGCGAGTGGTGGTGGAATAGTATATTCGGATAGACTGATATATTCACAGGGTAAGATAATTAGTAATTCCGATAGACTTATCTATACAAGTGGAGGAGGTATAGTTTACTCGGATAGGTTGTTACACACACAAGGGAAACTATTAAGTAGTTCGGCAAGACTGTTATACGCTAGTGGTGGAGGTATCATTTATTCAAATAGGTTAATCTACACAGAAGGTAAAATTGATAGCAATTCGGCTAGGCTTATTTATAGTAAAGGTAAGATAGCTTCCTATAGCGAGAAGCTATTATGGGTTCAAGGAAAAACAACGGAATTTTACGGAATAAGTATATATGTTCAGGGTAAACTAGCGACTTATAGCGATAGGCTTGTATATGTTAGTGGAGGTGGCATAGTTTATTCAGAGAAGTTAGTCTATGTTCAAGGTAAATTAGATTCAAATAGTGAGAAGCTTTTATATGTAAGTGGTGGTGGTATCGTCTATTCAGATAGATTACTTTATTCACAAGGAAAACTAACAAGTAGTTCTACAAGGGGTATTTACACACAAGGAAAACTAGCGAGTAGTAGTGAAAGACTCATATATTCGGAAGGTGAATTAGGTAGTAGTTCAGATAGATTAATATGGACAAAGGGTAAACTAGGGGTTTATTCAGATAGGATTATTTATATTAGTGGTGGTGGAGTTATTTACTCGGAAAGACTGATTCACACGATAGGTAAAATAGGTAGTAATTCTGATAGATTATTGTATGTAAGTGGAGGAGGAATTGTATATTCAGAACGATTGATTTACACAAAGGGAAAGATTGATAGTTATTCGGATAAATTGCTATATGTAAGTGGAGGTGGAGTAATAGGAAGTTCAAGGGGTATATATGTAGAAGGAGTGGCTACGAGTTTTTCAAGTAGGGGTATTTATGTTCAAGGAGAAGAAGGAGGTATAACAGGTAGATTCCTATGGGTATGGGGTATAGATGATAGTTATTCGGATAAATTGCTGTATGTAATAGGTAAAATAATAGCTAATTCAGAACGATTGATTTATACAGAAGGTGCTTTAGGTGATGGTAGCGAAAGGCTAATTTGGGTAAAAGGATTAAGTGAAGGTAGTAGTGAGAGGGTTGTTTATGTGAGTGGTGGTGGGGTTGTAGGAAGTGAGAGATTGGTTTGGGTTCAAGGTAAAGAGGGTTCTTATAGTGAGAGATTGATTTATGTAGAAGGTAAAGAAAGTGGAAGTAGTAAAAGAGGACTGTATGTAGAAGGTAGGATTTTAAGTAATAGTGAGAAGGGAATTTATGTAGAAGGTATAGCATATCTGTTTTCAGATAGATTGGTTTGGGTACAAGGTAAATTGGTATCGTTTAGCGAAAAGGGAATATATGTAATAGGTAGAATATTAGAGAGTTCGGAAAAGGGTTTGTATGTAGAGGGTGTAGCATATCCACATTCAGATAGGGGTATTTATGTAATAGGTAGTATAGGAGGTTTAACAGGTAGATTTATATGGGCTTGGGGTAAAGATACAGGCGATTCAACAAAACTGATATATGTAGAAGGTAGGATATTTGGAGTTTCAGAGAGGGGTTTGTATGTAGAAGGAACGGCATTTGTATATACGGAAAGACTTGTCTACACACAAGGAAAACTGGCTTCATTAAGTACAAAAGGTATTTACACAGAAGGTAGAATACTTGTAACAGGAGATAGGGGTATTTGGGTAAGTGGTATAGATACTACATATAGTGATAAAGGTGTATATGTAGAGGGTAGGATTCTATCAACCTCGGAGAGAGGGATTTATGTATGGGGTGTTTTGTTAGGTAATTCCGATAGATTAGTTTGGGTAAAAGGTAAGAAAACGTCTACTAAAGAAGTCGGTATTTATGTAATTGGAAGTATAGATATTTACTCGGAAAGATTGGTTTATACAAGTGGTGTAGTTATTACTTACGGAGATAGAAGTATATATGTAAAGGGTATCGGGCAAGGTGCGAAACAAATGTATGTGAGTGCTAGAGTAAGGGCTTATAATGTTTCAGGACTACTTAAAAGTAAAGGGGTGGTGGGAATAGTGAAAGGTTTGAATGTAAGTGGACGCGTGAAGTCAAAAGGGGTATCAGGTAGAACAGGAATTAATGTCACAGGGAGGGTAAAATAAAGTTTGACTTGTTTAATGAATTTTGCTAATTTGGATAGAGATTATACCTAATGGAAGGGAATATAACTTGAGTGTTTCAAAAAATGGATAAATGTACAATTTTCGGTAGCGTTAAAAGTGTTTCAAAAAAGGGAGTTACGGTAGTGGCTTCTAACGAAATGAAGGACAGATATGGGGAGATTATAAAGGCAGATGGCTGGGACTTAGAGAATTTTGTCAAGAATCCTGTAATGCTTATCGGACATGACTATGGAAGTCTACCTGTTGGAAAATGGGTGAACGCTAGAGTTGAAGGTAAGGAACTTGTTGTTGATGGAATATTTGCAAAAACAATTAAAGCTAAAGAAGTTGAGGAGTTGGTTAATGATAAGATTCTAAACGCAGTGAGTGTAGGTTTGATTGTGAAAGAGAGAGATGAAGAAGATGAAGATGTAATTAAGAAAGCGGAACTATTAGAAATAAGTTGGGTTCCTATCCCTGCAAACCCAAGTGCCTTAATGAGGGCTGTTAAAAAGGGATATTCGTTTTCATTAAATAAAGATGTGAAAAAAGTAGAAGTAGATTTGAAGGGTGTTAAAGAAGTGAAGGAGATTATTGGAAAAGTTAAAGAGAAGGAAGATGAGATTGATAAAGATGAAGCGCTATTGAAACATTATAAAAACATAATTCCTATGTATAGAAATATGAGTAAGGAATTAAGGGAACTTGTAGAACTAGAAGCAGATGAAGATGAGATAAAACAGATAGGCGACTTGAAAACCAAATTAGTCCAAACAATTAAAGAGTTAGATACTTTACATCTAAATCAGGAGGAGAACCCTGCTGACGGGCAAGATGAGAACCAACTTGCCACTAAAGAAGATGTAGGTACACTACTCAATGAAGCGATTGGAAAGTATATTTAAGATTATTATTTTTTACAAATGGAAAAGAAAGTAGAAAAAAAGAAAGAAGTTGAGAAAAAGGAATTCGTCACAAAGGATTCTTTGAAAAGTATGATTGATGAATCAGTTCAACCACTTTTGGAGAAAATCAAAACAATTGATGTTATCAAAAATCCAAAAGCATTAGACATTTCGTCTATGTCAAAGAAGGAAAAGATGGTGGAATACATAAGGGCTTTGAACAATGGAGATACCAAGAAAATGGTAGAACTCGGTGCAAAAGCTGTGAACTCAAATCTTTCGGCGGGTGCAGGTGGATACCTAGTACCTGAATACTGGCTTGCAGAAATTGCAAGGGCAGTTGAGGATTTCGGTATTGCTAGAAAGTTAGCAAGAATCATTCCTATGGTTAGTGATACTTTGAACCTACCTAAAGCAGGTGGAACAGGTGTAACTCTCTCTTGGGAAGGTGAAACCGATACAATAGCAGAAACAAACCCAAACTTTGGTAGTACAGCACTTGTAGCTAAGAAATTAGCGGCAATTAGTGCTATGTCAAGTGAGTTGATTGATGACGCTAATGTAGATGTAATTGACTACATCATAGAGTTACTCGCAGAAGGTATTGCGGGTGAGGAAGATAATCAGTTCCTTAATGGTAGTGGTTCTAGTCCCGCTATTACAGGAGTTTACGAATCAGCAGATGTTACCGATGTTCCTATGAGTTCGGGTGATACGAATTTTGCAGATGTTAGTGCAGATTATCTTACTGATGTGAAGAACGCGGTCGCACATCAGCATAGAAAAGGCGGAAGTTGGATAATGTCGGATTCAGTGTTTGGTTTAGTTGAAAAACTAAAGACCACAGATGGCATTCCTTTGTATAAAACCTTGAACGAAGGTGATAAGGGAATCCTAATGGGATATCCAGTAGCACTATCTAGTAAATCACCAGAAACCGATGACGATGCAGTTTCCACTAGCTTTTTGGCTTTTGGTAACTTCAAAAGAGGTATGGTAATTGGAGATAGAAAGCAAGTATCGTTTGATATGTCTAAGGAAGCGACAGTAGGTAGTAATAACCTATTTGAACAGGACATGAAAGCGGTGAGAAGCATTGAGAGGTTAGATATAGCAGTTCACGTTGGTGACTATATATCAGTTCTCACAACTGCGGCGGCTTAAAGTTGCGGGTTGATAGACAGGGGGACAATAAAAGCCCCCTTGTTATCAGACTATAACTTTAGTAAGAAATTACTATGTACCAAGCAAATAGACGCTTCATTTATCAAGGCGTTAGATATTCGCGTGGAGATGAAGTGCCTTTAGAAGTAGTACAATTCATTAAGAAGGAATCAGTAAGTATTGTAGATAAAATAGAAGGTAAGAAGTTAAAGGATAGAAACGATGTAAGAGTGGGTACTTTGAAGAAGGCTAAAGAGTATAAGAATTACAAAACTACTATGCTGATTAAACCAGATAGAAGTAAAAGGGTAATAGAAAACTAAATTGAGAAGCCGATACGATGTTAGCTAAAGTTGAAGAAGTTAAAAGTAGATTAAACATAGACTATGACGATGATACAGAATTACTAAAGGCTATAACAGAAGAAGTAGATTCTATCATTAAGAATTATTTAGGTAGAGATATAGAGAAGGAAGATGTTGTAAAGGAGTATCATGAATCAGATGGTTCAACTAGAGAGTTTCTATTAAAACATTATCCAATCGCTTCAGGAGATACCTTTACTGCGTATTGGGAAGATGAAGAAATTGATTCAGACGAATACGAAGTTTATTGGGACGAAGGGGCTGTATTGTTTTTAAGTGATAAATCGTCAGCTAGAAAGAAGTTGAATTTCTCTTATTCGGGAGGTTTTGCTACAGTACCAAGTGCGTTAAAGAGTGCGTTTATCAATATGTGTGGGGCTTTGTATAACGAAAGGAAAGGAAGTGGTATTAGGAGTGAGAGTTTAGGAGATTATTCAGTTACCTATACAAGTGAGAAAGGATTAGGGGGAGGTATTATAGATGAATTCAAAGATGTCCTAGACTTATATAAAAGAAGGGATTATTAATGATTGGTGACTTCTATAAAGATAGTGTAAAGAGATATAGACCCACGAAAACAGGTAAAGAATGGAATTACCCAAGTACTTATGTAACGATTAAAGGTAGAGTACAGAATTTACAAATGGAAGAAGCTTTGAGGGCAGATGGAGTTTTAAGTAAGGATATGGTGTTTTTCTGTAAAAATGATGAAGATATATTAAAAGACGATAAGATAGTTTGGGATAGTGGAGATAAAACATTTAGCGTGAGAAGTGTAGTGGACTACGATACAGGGAATATATCGTATCTTAAAGTGATGTTGAGAGAGATGTAATGGTTCAAATAATGGCTAACGTACAGGGGTTAAGAGATTTAGTAGCGGGTTTTAACGCTATGCCGGATAAGATAAAGAACGGAGTGAATAAGTGGACAAATGTAGCCCTTTTCAAAATACAAAGAGAAGCCCAAATAGAAAGTCCTGTAGCCCCGAAGTTCGGGGGTACTTTAAGAGATAGTATATTCACAAGGGCATTAGGGTTAGGTTCAGGATATGTAAGTACAAATACAGATTATGCGGCGGCAGTCCACGAAGGAACAGTCCCACATATAATAAGACCAAAGAATAAGAAGGCTTTATTTTGGGAAGGTGCAGACCACCCTGTAAAAGTGGTGTATCACCCTGGTACATCTGCGAACAAGTTTATGTTCAGAGGATATAAAAATAGTATAAAGTTTATGGATAGTACACTAGATAAAATGTTAAATGAAGTTATTAAATGATAACGGATTTAAGAGATTATATTGTAGACAAACTAGAGAACGTGACGATAGAAGTATCTGGTGTGGATACGAAAGTGTTAGCGGGTAATGTGTATAGCTACCCAGTAAAAGAAGTAGAATACCCTTGTGCGATTGTTATATTCCAAGGAAGTGAAGCAGAAGTACATTCAACAAAAACAAACGAGAGGAAATATACGTTCATGGTGAGTTTGAGATACATTTTGAGTGAGGAAGGTTATGGAATTTCACAAGCAGAAAACGATTTGTATTTATTAACAGACGCAGTAACAGACGCGTTTGATAAGGATAGACAAGCAAACGGAGAAGCTATGTTGTTGTATCCTGTTATAGGAAATACAGATTGGCTTGACAGTACCCAGAATACTCGGTATTGTGATATAGAATTAGTATTTATGGAAATAAGAGATGTAAGCTAAATTGTTAGTTCCGTATTATTATGAAAAGGAAAAAGAGGAAAGGAACTAAGAAGAAGTATTATTTTAGCGAATATAATGTAATGGCTTCTTCATTAACGGAAGCGAGAAGACTTACTAAGTTAAAGAAATAATTTTTTATATTTAATTACAATGGCAAAAATTATAGGACAGCAAGTGGAAGTTGCCTTAATGAAGGAAAGCGAAAGGGCTACAGCCGAAGCACCATCAACAGGAGATTGGATTGCTAGAGGTACAGTTACAGTCACCCCAAATAAAGGTGTAGGTGAAATTGACGTTTCCAATGGTAGAATTACCACAAGGAAAGACCAAAGGACTACAACTTTTGATACAGAAATTAAGATGGATTTACCTGTAGATAGAACAGTCCTAGCGAAACTTCTAATGGGAGTTTACGGTACAGGAGATGTAGATGACGATAATCCAGAAAGTGGAGTAGATACGATAAGTTTCACAATTCTCAATACAAGATTAGCGCCTACATATACAATCAGTATTATTGATGGTACAAATCAATATGAATACGCTTGTGGTATGTTAGTGAATCTAGAATTGACGTTTGAAGCGAGTGGTATTCCAATGATTAGTGCGACATATATCACAAAGCAAAGGGCTTCAACAAGTGGATTAACAGCAAGTTATCCTACTACAAGTTACTTCGCTTCGGAAGACGCGAATGTATATTTAGAAGATTTATATGCACAGTTAGATGACGCTACAGCTTTGGATTTTATCCAAGTAGTGTTTTCATTTTCAAGGAATTATAACGAACACTATAAACTAGGTAATGCTAATTTCAGCGATATATCAGCATTAGATTGGGATATGGGAGTACACATAGTGAAAGACTTTGAAGAAATGACTTTGGCAAGTGGTGATACAGCATATGCAGAAGCGTTGTTTGAAGGGAATACAAATAAGTCGTTCAGATTTGAAGTAATAGATACAAATACGACTATAGGTGTGGAAACAAATCCATCATTCAAATTGGAGTTCCCAACTGTAAATCTAAATTCATTCTCAATGAATCAAGATATTAAAGCAGTAGTTGGTGAGGAATTTGATTTGGTATTGTTAGATGGAGATGAATCAAACGGATTCAGTCTAGCAGAGTTGATTAGTGACGTAAGTTCGGTCTAAATTTTTACAATTTAATAAATGGACTTCAAGGACGGAGTTCTTACTTTAGAAAGTGGATATAAGGTGTATCTACCCAAACGATTGAATGGGTTACAGTACTTTCATATTCAAAAGGAAATGGCTAAGTATATAGACCACCCAGAGATGTTCTTGGGGATAGTCGTAAACCAATTATCGGTGTATTGTTTGAAGATAACCGATAAGGAAGGTAAGACTATTGATATGAACGAAGCTGTGTTGGAAAACTTCACTCCAGACGAAGTAAGGAAGTTGCAAAAGATATTCATGGACTTGTGGAGGGATAATAAAGCGAGTAAAAAAAAATAACTCGTGATGTTTTTAACTACATAGTAAGGGATATAGGTGATTTACCTTTTGAACTTGTGATAGAGAAATTGTGTAAGAAGTATGGTTGGTCGGTAAATCAGGCATTGGAAACTGATATATATTGGATAAATGCCTTTTTAGATATTGCTATGTCGGAAGCCGAGAAGTCTAGAAGGTTAAAATTAGGCAAAAAATAGATGGCACTGTCAAAAGTAGAAAAACAAGTATTAATCATCATTGAAGCGCAGAATGAAACGAAGAAGGTTATCCTTGAGGTAAAGAAGGATATGGAGAAGTTGATTGGAGTTCAAGAAGATACGACTTCCGCGACTGCCTCTCTCACTAAAGGTGTATTTCTAGGAAATATTGCTTTTATGGCATTCATAAAGGTATTAGATACCACGAAAGAAGCATTTAAGGTATTAGCTAGTGAGATGTATGGTGGAGTAAGTGCTATGGAACAAGCAGATATAGCACTAACGACACTTACAGGAAGTCAGGAAACAGCAAACGCTTTGATTGAAGACGCGATAGATTTAGCAAAGAAAACCCCTTATGAATTTGGTACAGTTGTGGCTGGTACAAAAAAGCTAATTGCTATGGGTGTGGCTACGGAAAATGTTATTCCATCAATAGAAATGCTTGGAGATACAGTTGCGGCAACCGGAGGTAGTAACGAAGTGTTTGATAGAATGATTTGGAATTTAGGACAAATGCAATCGCAAGGTAGGGCTACGACAATGGATATCAGACAAATGGGTATGGCGGGTATCCCAATTATGGACGCCCTAGCGAACTCTATGGAGGCTACAACGAAAGAAGTGAGTAAAATGGTAGAGGAGGGTAGAGTAGGATATCCAGAGGTTATGAGGGCTTTAGAACTGCTTACAGGAGAAGGTGGAAGGTTTGAAGGAATGATGGAAAAGCAATCGGGAACTATGCAGGGGTTAACGGATAATATGAAGGATATGGGAAGAATTAGTATAACGGAGTTTGGAGAAGCGACTGGAATATTTGAGAGTTTCAAAGATTTACTTTCGGAAGTAATGGAATTCTTAAATGAAAATTCAGAAGCAATTACGGAGTTTATAACAGAGATAGGTTATTACTTCGGGTGGATTGGAGATGATATAGACGAATTCAAGGCTTCTATGATTATGGACGAAGTGATTGTACAGATAGGAACTGTGGCTAAATGGATTAGTGCTTTGATGTCTGTGTTTAAGGGGCTTGTAGGATATGCGAAAGGGTTGGGACAGGTTTTATTAATGCCTTTCACACAGGCTTTAGAAGGAATAAAAGCAGTAGGTAGGGCGTTAAAATCTCTTATGGCTTTTGATTTAGATGGAGTAGAAAATGCTTTTATAGAGATGAACGAAAATATGATGGGTGCGTGGGGAGAAGTAGGTGAATCGTTTTATCAAGGAACAGTAGACTTTAGCCAATTCTGGGAAACAGCTAGTCAAGATGTTAAAAGTTTATGGGACGGTATAAAGAATAAATCCAGAGAGGTAACTGATTCAATGAAATCAGACGCAAAAGATTGGGGAGATACTATGGGTGATGTGGCTAGTAAAACAGCAAAGAAGATGGCAAAGGAAATGAGGAAGTATGCGGAAACTGTAGCTGACAAGTTGAAGGATTATAACGATAGGTTGAAAGATATAATCATTTCACACAAGGAAGAAGTTGCAGAAATAACAGCTTCATTAAAGAAAGAACGAGAAGAAAGGGACAAGTTATTAAAGGATAAAACAGATGACGCTAAGAAAGAAAGTGATTTAATAAAGAAGAAATCGGACTATGCGATAAGTGTATTAAAAAACAATATAGCAAACGAGAAGAAGATTAATGATGTAAATAGCGAAAAGAATATTGCCTTATTAGAAGAAGCAATTAAAGCAGAGGAAGAAGGACAGCAAGAGAAATTAAGTGCAGTAGAGGATAAGCTAGAGGAAGAATCAAATATTATTGAGGAAGATTTTGCAGAGAAGATTTCTAGTTTAGAGGTAGAATTGAAAGAAGAAATAGCATTACAGAAGCGATATGCGAGTGATTTTGCTACATTCAAGGATTCGGTTAAGGAAGATGATATTACTAGATTAAAGAGGAAATTTAAGGAAGAAATGGCAGAGTTAAAGCGACAGCATACTATTAGAATGAAAGAGTTAAGAACAGAAGGTATAAGAGAAGGAAACTCATATCAAGCGGGATTTGGGGCAGGTGCAGGTGGACTTGCAAACGATATGAAGAAAATAGCACAAAGTGGGGCTAAACAATTCATATATCAGATAAAGAAGGATTTGAATTATTATATGAGATATCCTTTAATATCTACAGCTACTAAAACGATAATGGAGAAGAATTTGAAGTTGAATAGTTTGGTAGACCCATACGGCTTATTCACACCTCAATATGCAGAGGGTACTTCGTACCACCCAGGAGGAAAAGCTTTGGTGGGAGAACATGGGGCAGAGATTGTAGATTTGCCAAAGGGTTCTAAAGTGTATAGTAATGAAGAAAGTAAAGAGATGTTGGGTGGTGGTATTAGTATAAATATAAACGCACCGGTATATGGAGTAGATGATTTAGGCGACTTCTTGGAGGAAGCGTTTAATAAGATTAGTTCAAATCAGAATTTATTAGGTAAGTTTAACTTCGCATAATATGAAGGATTACGATTTAGTTTTATATGGTTCTCAAAATTTAACAGGAGGATATATTAATGTTTCCGAAGAAAAAGGAGATGGAGAACATAGTATAGATATAAGGCGTATTTCTAATGCTATGGGTAAAGGTACTTCTGTAGTTAGTACAAAGTTGAATGAAAAGGATATTAAGTTTAACGGATATGTGGTTAGCGACGACTATAAATCAATAAAGGAGATTTTGGAAGAATTGAATGTAAGTCTTAATAATCAAGATAGATATTTAAGGATTTCAAAGGTTTGGGCAGAAGTAATGGACACAAGTAGTGAAGATGGTTGGAATGTAATTGGAGATAGTACTTCAAAAGAATTAGACTACGACGAAAGACAATTTACTGGTTCTGTGATGTTTAATGTAGATGTTGTAGGTAGTGGAGATAGTTATTACGGAGGACTAGAGAACGATGAATTAGATGGACTAGACTTACTAGCTTATGACGGAACAGGGGACTTTGAATTTTCTCTTTATATTCCAGATGTAGAGTTTGTAGAGAGTGTAGAAATTACTATAGGAAGTGATGATTCAAACTATTTGGTAAAGAATATAACAAATCAATATGATGGAGAAGCGATAGAGAGTGGTTGGAATTGGTTTAGTTTTGCCTGGACAGATGGTTTAGAAACAGGAACGGTAGACGCAGGACTAATAGGTAGATACGTTCAAGTTAAAATAAATTATTCAGACCAACAGGCAGATTTAGAAGGTTTCAGATTGGGAAGTGTAATTTGGGTAGATAGAATAAGTACAATTAATTATAGATGTTACGAAACTGTTTTAGGTTTCAATAAACAACATAGAGATTGGGGAGAGTTTAGTTTGTCGTTTTTGAATTACGAAGGGACAGGAGAATCTACGAGTTTAGAAACAGCGTTTTTAATACAAAAAATAGATGAAGTGAGTTATGATTTTGATGTTTACTTCTACGGAAGTCATACACCAGAACCGATAATTACGTTTGTATTGAATACAAGTGTGGTAGCTTTAGATAAAATAGTTATAACAAACTTAACCACAGGAGATAATGCAGAACTAGACGAAACATGGGCTGTAGGAGATACTGTAGTTATTAATACAAAAGAAAAATGGGTGAAGTTAAATAATGAAGAAATAGATTACGATAGCGTGTTACCTAGATTCGTTATAGGTAAGAATGAAATGAATATTACGCTAGTAGATACAGGAGAGGATTTAGTTGAACAAACCACACAAAATGTGGATTTGAAAGGAGAAGTATAATGGCTACATCACTAATAGTAAATCAGGGTTCAGTAAGTTACGACCCAGGAACAGGGATTCCAGATTTTAGGGCTGTCTTTGCAGGGGGAAGGGACAGAATATTCCAAACCTTCACTATGCCAGATAGTTTCAATTCTATAGACTATATAAAGATTTATCTTGGACAGGAAGCAGGTGGAAGTAGCACAGTTACTATGCGAATTTACGCTACTTTAGGAGGAGTACCTACAGGGGGTTCTTTAGCAGGACCTATTTCTCTCAATTCGGGCATTTCAGATTTTCCTCGTTTTAGTTGGGAAACTTTCAATTTTACAGATTTCAAACTTACACCGGGAACGAAATACGCTATTGTTTTATATAGTAGTGACGAAATATTTAATTGGGGATTAAAAGATACAAACCCTTATAGTGGAGGTAATGTAGGTTGGAGTTATGATACTGGAAGTAGTTGGTATAGTTTTCCAACAGAAGACCACGCTTTTCAGATATATGGATATCTTGATGTAGACCCAGCGACAGTAACAACGACAAGTCCTGCGACAAATATAGATGTAACGACTGCTGATGTGGCAGGAGAAGTTACTGATGATGGAGATGGAACTGTAAGCGAAAGGGGTATAGTGGCTTCCTCTGTATCGTCTACGCCCACAACAGCACATGCTAAATATCCTTCGGGTAGTGGGACAGGTGCTTTCTCTAGTAGTTTATATGGGTTACCACCTGGTAAGACGATTTATTCAAGGGCTTATGCGATAAACGAAGCAGGAACAAGTTATGGGGCTGTGGTAAGTTTCACTACTTTAGCGACTACACCGACAGTTTTGACTTCGGGAGTAAGTAGTATTGCTTCTATAACAGCAAACGGATTAGGTGAAGTAACAGCAAACGGAGGGGCTTCTGTAACAACAAGAGGTATATGTTGGGACACTTCGGTAAACCCAGAAATTACAGATGATAAAATTGCTTGTGGTGTTGGTAATGGAGAGTTTACTGGTTCTATAACAGGACTTTCGGCAAGTACGACTTATCATGTTAGGGCTTATGCTACTAATAGTGAAGGTACAAGTTATGGGGCAGATGTAGAGTTTACGACTTTAGATATAGTTAAGTATTGGGCACAGAGTTTTACAGCAGGAGAAACAGGGGTTCTAAATAAGGTGTCTTTGTATTTAAGACTAGCACAAGGAACGAGTGGAAATGTGAAGTTAAGAATCTATAGTGACGATTCAGACCCAGATACTTTATTAGAAACGATTTCAACGAAAGTAATTACAAACGGTTCTTACGCTTGGATAGATTTTATATGTAATACAGATATAACAGATACAAATGTATATTGGTTAGTTTTAGAAGATAATTTTGTAGCAGATAAACAACATTTATATTGGGGGGCAAATTCGGCAGGAGGATATGCAGATGGGGCTGTGAAATACGCGAAACAATCAGCACCTTCTAGTTGGATTAATACGGATTATATAACCCACGATACAGCATTTAAGACTTATGTACAGCCTGACCCAGCAGTAGAACTTTATACAAAGATTAGTTATAGAAGACAATATAAGTGAAGAAATATACAATCAAGCTATACGATAAAGCAGGAACGACTTTCAAAGGAGTATTAGGACAGCTAGATAAATATTCGTTTAGTATGTCTATCAATTCAGGAATGGGAGATTTCAGAATGACAATCCCAGAGAACGATAATATAGATTTATTAGATGGAATAGAGTTATGGGTTCAAGATGAAGATACAGCAGGACTAAAGATTTATTCGGGATACATCTCTAGTATTCAAACAAACATTTCGGGAGATAAGTACGATATGGATATTAAGGCACTTGGATATGCTTCAAGGTTAGCGTTCACTTTAGATTGGGACGGGGCACAAGCAAAAATGGAGAGGACAGACGACCCCACAGACATTGTGAAGGATATAATTGACTATTATAGGGCTAATGTAGATAACGAAAGAATAAACTATGTGGCGGGTTCTACAGAAGACGCTGGATATAGTGTTACCTATGTATCGGAGAGTAAATTGTGTATTGAGAGTTTGGAAGCGGTTCGTTTGTTAGCAGGTGAGGATTTCTATTGGTTTATAGACGCTGACAATACTTTATATTGGAAGGCTAAACCTACTACACCAACACATAAGTTTAAGTTTCAAAAGGATATTACGGAAATACATATTAGTAAAGATGTAAACGATATAGTAAACAGTTTGGTTTTCTGGAACGGACTACAGGATTTTGACGATAATGTTATTTCTAAATTGTATTACACAGGGGCAGGAGTAACTGCGTATTGGGATAGATTTAAGAGATTAACAGAAAGTGGAATTACGACAGAAGCAACAGCAGATAAATTAGGAGAAGCGTATATAGAAGCGAATAAAGAACCGAATATATCACTTTGGTTTATTGTTAAAGATGGAAATTTAGGAGATGGATATGATATAGAAAGTGTAAAGCCCGGTGATACTTGTGCGATTAGAAATTTTGAAGATGAAGATATTTATTCTGGAAATTTGTTAATTACAAAAGTAGACTATAACCCAGATTATATTAAGGTGTATGTAGAGGATAAAAGGGCGTTAACAGGTAGAGTGTTTAGCGATGTACAAAGAAGTATAGAATCCCTTACTTATGGAGATGGTGTTGAATACATTACTTTAGAAGATGTAGATTAATGGTGCTATTGGAAACAGTAAAAAAAATGGTTGGAAGTGGTTGGGTTCCAGATACACATACTTGGACTTATGTTTCAATTGACGCAGACTATAAAATTTCTACCTTGACAATAGATGATGTAGACGCAACTGGGTATTTACAGGCAGGAGATAAAATTAAACTTACAAATGCTAGTGTTAAGTATTTCATAGTTTTATCTGTGAGTTATAGTAGTCCAGACACAACTGTAGTTGGTTTTGGTGGAACAGATTACGAGTTAGCAAACAGTGCGATTACAGATGTTTTTTATTCATCTGCGAAAACACCTATGGGTTTTCCTATGGAAAAAAGTAAATGGAGTATAGTAGAAACGTCTAGTTATACAAAAGCTAATCCTGTGAGTGGTACTTATTTTACTGCCGACCAGATAGCCATTCCTCTTGGGATATGGGACGTTAAGTATAGTGTTATGGCTTATGCTTATGGTAGTGATAATAATTTATACATATATTGCAACGCAACACTTTCTGATACAACA